TCACTCCAAGCCGTGGCGCCGGATTAGCAGTTGAGCCTCCTGCACCTGCTTGCGAGCCTCAGCAGCTGAGTCTGCGTCCTCTGCGGCCTCCGCCTTTTCGAGTGCACGAAGGGCGTTGGCCCGCCGAACTAACAAGACTAGCGGGTGGCCGGCGGCCCATGGCTCGTCGTTTGGCGGATCGGCATCCGACCTGGGTATCGATCGCATCAACGCTCCCCTGCGACTCAGATCCGTGTCCGCAGGATCTGGAAACGAACCGCCGGCGGACGAAGGTCCTGCAGGCATCCACCGACGGTTCGAGTTCTCCCGACCTGTTGAAGGGCACATCGAGAACTGGGAGGGTGCCCTTGCATCAACAAGACCGCCAGCAGAATCCTGGGGCCCTCCAAAAATGGCACGGTTCGACAGCCCTAAGCTGACAAAGGAGGTGTGAACGCTACTGCGGCGGCGTTCACTGCCGGAGGATGAGTCTCGTGGCCTCGCACTCTCATCCCTGTCCGCACAAGTTGCGCGGCCAGTCCCTTTTTCTAGTTCGCCACTCACCGCATTCGCCGCGGCTCTGCCGGAACCGCCGCAGCGATATCGCATTGAACGGGCGGGGCGACTTGCCTCGGCAGGTCGGGAGCGGTGCCAGCTGAGCATTCCCCCTGCTCGCGGCACCGCTCCCACATCTGGGCTGCTGAATGCGACGAGCGGTGGAACCCGGTTATGCTGGGGACATTGAAGCAGACTGGGCTCGCGATTTCATGCCGTTCTTGCGAGCCCAGGCCCTGAGACTGGCCTCGCACCACACGTCGTCCCCCCGTCCTCAGAAGGGGCGAGGCCAGTCCTTTTCAAACAAATCCCCCAGCTACGGGACCTGTCCGTAATTGCGGACGATCAGCTCGCCAACACGCTTGCCCTTGCCAGTGGACGCCGTGGCGATCGTGTAGGTCACCTCGGCAGTGTCTAGGTGGAAGCGCCCGAAGACTTCCCGGGCTCCCGGGGTGTCATTGATTGAGAGGATGAACTGTCCGGAGATCCCGGATAGTTGCTCTGCCAGCCGCTCGTAGTCCGCGCGCTCGAACACGCCTTCGCCGTAGTCATTCTCACAGTCCCAGTATGGCGGATCGAGATAGAACAGGGTCTCGGGCGTGTCGTAGCGCCGGATGAAATCGGCGTATGGCAACCGCTCGATTGTCACTGGCGCCAGCCGCTCGTGAACTTCCTCAAGCATCGACTGAAGCTTCGTAATGTCGAATCGAGCTGGGCTTCGCGCGTCGACGCCGAAATTCCGCCCAGCCACCTTGCCGCCGAAAGCGAGCCGCTGGAGGTACAGGAACCGCGCGGCACGCTCCAGGTCGGTGAGCGTGGTCGGATCGGTCTTCACCAGCCGTTCGAACTCAGCCCGGCTGGTGATCTGCCACTTCAACATGTCGATGAAGGCGACGTAGTGCCGCTGCAGAACACGGAAGAGTGTCGCCACGTCTCCACTGATGTCGTTGATCGCCTCCGCGCGCGGGCGGGTGCGGCGACGAAGGAAGACCCCTCCCATGCCGACGAACGGCTCCGCGTAGGCTCTGTGAGGCGTGGCCTCGATCAATTTGGTGAGACGGCCAGCGAGGTTGCGCTTGCCGCCCAGGTAGGGCGCGACCGGGCTTACCGGCCGAACAGGAATCGACTCCATAGGTTCAGATGCTCATACAAGCCCCGCCCGCTGCACGGGTGCGGGGCGTTAGCGGCTAGGCCAGCCGCGCGTGACGGGATCAGTTCCCCGTCGGTTGCCGTGTTCGCGCACGGCACCCCCGCTCGGCCTGAACCACCGCAATATTTGCGGTAGCTGGCGCGGGCGGACGTGTTCGATCTATTTGGCCGGCGGGCACGTCTCAAAGTACGCCTCCGCCTTATCGGCATACCGCCCCGGAGCCGCATACTCCGCGAGCTTCGCCAGCGCGGCCGCAAGCGCAGGCTGAGCGTGCTCTGGCAGCGAGCCGAGCGGTTCGGGCCTGACAGGCACCTCGCCGGGGCACGCGCGCTGCGCCTCCTTGATGACCTCGACGGTGCGCACTTCAATCCCCGGTTCGTTGTGACCGCAGGCGGCCAGAGCGACTAGAGAACCGATTGCACAGGTTCGAATTGGCATCACAAGCCCTTCGCCAGTTCGCGCAGCTCATCGGGCACAGGGCAGTCCCCGTTCACCTGTTCCCGAGCCAGTTTCCGCAGACGATTAATTCGCTGGTCCGATTCCCGCGAGAGCTTCGCCAGCTCGGCCGATCGCTTCGCGGCTTCCGTTTGAGCCGCGGCGTAGGCTTCGGCGCGCGACAGGGCCCGTTCGTTCAGCTGCTCGATCGTCGCTTCCAGCGTTGATATCGACTGCCGGGTGACGGCGTGCCGGGCTTCGCAGGTGGCGAGCTCGTTGCGCTTATCTTCGAGGTCCACCTGCGCGGACGATAGGCGCACCGTCTGGACCGCAGCGAAACCGAGGCCCAGCACGGCGACGATGGCGAGTATCTTCGCGGTGATCGTGTCTAATCCGGCGATCATCGCTCTTCTTCCACCGGCACCGGCTCATCAGAGCGGTTGACGATCTTCGTCTCGGTGGGGCCTTCGTCGCTCTTCTTCGTGAACCACGCGGCCATCGCAAGGCCAACCAGCCCCTGCACAACGATCGCCTGCGCGAGCGTCTTGAACAGGTCATTGTCGGCAAGGGTCCGGTCCTCGGCGAGCATGTAGAGCACCACGCCTGTCAGCACGAAGATGCCCGCGCCAGCCACGCCGCTGGGATTGAGGCGGCCAATCTGCCGGTCGAGGAACTGCCAGAAGGTCATGCCGCGATCCATTCTCGATCCTCGGAGATGGCCCAGTAATACTTGATGCGGTCGAACTGCTCAGCGTGCGGAAACGGGTCGTGGATCACCTTCCCATCGTAGACGACAGCGGCGTGTAAGATTTCCTCTCCAGCGCGCTGATGCCCCTCAGGATAGGTTCGCCCTCCATATCCGGTCGCGATTGCATATCCTGGCGGCGTTTCGTCCCAGCGCTCAAGGCGCAGGCCGCGCTCTTCAAACCAGTTATCCCATTGTAGCCAGTAATCCTCGTCGCCCGGCAGCGCTTGGCATGTCTCCCGCAACGGCATCTCCAAGATCGAGGCAACGCACGCGTTGAAGCAGTTGCCACGCTCGTCCTTCATGACGGTCATCGTTTGGTAGACGGGCGTCATGACCCGCTCCTGTAGAGCGCCGCCTCGTCAGCGCGCCGGTTGACCAGCCCGGCCATGGTCCGCCCGCCGGCCTTCAGCCATTTCCCGAACTCATTCGCAGCGCCGGCATAGTCACCGGCCTTGTGCAGCTTCGTCAGGGTCGCACGGCCGATCGCGCCAGTGTTGTAGTGGAAGCTCACCAGCGCATCGAACTGCTCCTGCGTCGTCGGAGCATCGCCGATCGCCTTTGCAACCTCGTGGGCATAACCTTCCAGCTGCTGCTCGAGCAGTGCGTCGGCTTCGGCCTGCGTGATGGTCATGCCGCGACGCACTGGCTTGCCGTTGATACGCGTCGTGCCCCAGCCAACCGTCCACGGATCCCCGCCGGTGCCAGGATCAGGATAGGCCGTCAGTTCGCATCCCTCCCATCGTTTGGTGAGGGCGATGCCTTTGGGCCCGATCTTACGCCTGGCATCCGGCCGCGGCACGCCGAGCAGATCCAGCAGTTCGTCGATCTGCCGGACAGCCTCGGCCGTGAACGCGGCGCCCTCGCGCGCACGCTTGATGGCGTCGAAGATCGGCTTGCGATCGCTCATCGTCCGTTCTCCGCTTTGTGCTCTGTGGACCTGTCTATCTGGAGCATCTGTCGAGCATCGCCGTAGCCCTGCAGCGTGGCTTTCAAGCGCATCACCTCGGCATCGCTTGCCGCGTGGAGCCGCTTGCATTCCGCGAGATCATCTTCCGCCTGGTCCAGTCGCTCGGTCACCGCGTCGAGGCGCTTTTCGAGGTTCTGAATGAGCCGCTGCGTCCCGGCATCGATCCTGTCGTCCATTCTATCTTTGCGCCCCCCGAGCCATTCCAAAAGCCACCTGAGAAACACGAATCCGGCGCCCGCGCCCGCGCCGAACGACGCCCAGGGGGCTATCGATTGAGGCCACCACTCAGGCATCACAGAACCCGCCGCGCCTGCGCGAAGTCTCGATCATCATCACGCGACCGGCGTGAGCACTGTCGCGCTCGATATCGTCTGGGTCACAGACAGGCTGCCTTGGGTGATCGTCACCTGGATCGGCGCGTGCGTCGTCACCGGCGTCACCGTGTAGCTCCTCGCGGAGACGTCGAAGTCGACCGTCGCGACCGAACTCTTCCTGTCGTCCAGGACGATCTCGAACTGCTTCGTCCGGAGGAAGCCGTGCACCCGCGCCGATCCGGTGAGCGGAAAGGACCAGGGGCGGTAGACCTGACGATGGATGCGCGGCAGGAGGAAGTTCTCGGCGCGGACGATCTTGCCCGTGCCATTCGGCAAGCCGTGTTCCCACCGATTCCAGTTGGCGCTGCTGCTCTCATAGGACGTGAAGCGGCTGTTGCCCGCCGCAGTCATCGCGGCCGCGAGCTGGCGCGAGTGCTCTACGTCGACCAGAGCATCGTCCACGTCGTGGAAGAGGAGCAGGTGTCCGCCCTTCAGATTGGTCGGCACCCCCTCGATCGCGTAGCGACTGCGGTAGGCGGCATCGATGGTGGCGCTCGATCCGGGCACCCCGCCGACGGCGTTGGAGATGTCGCTCTGGAACCCTGTGTCCGTGAAGTACCACCCGTAAGTCGCGCTGTAGCCATAGTCGGACACGCCGAAGTGGCTGGCGAACAGGTTGAAGGCATCGGGTGCCTTCATCGCCATCGCCAGCACGTTGCCGCCGCCTCCTGAGTAGCCAAACATGTAGGCGTCTCGCGTGTGCGCAAACTCGGGATAGCGCGCACGCACCACATCCACCGCATCGAGAATGTCGACGAGCTCCCGAGCGGAGGCGTCCCGCCCGGTGAAGGCCGGACGTGCGCGCATGTTCGGCGCGACAACGAAGAACCCGCGGCGCGCCAGGCGGTGATAGGTCTGGTCGTTGAAGCTGGCCGAGTTCTCGCTCCACCCGTGCATGATCACCAGCAGCGGAGCGTTCGGACGGAGCTCGTCGTAGCAGATCGTGGCGTCGAGCGCCGGATAGCTCACCGGATCGATGCTGGACGGATGGTAGATCGTCTCCTTGCGGATGCGCTCAGCCGGCGCGCTGAGGATCGCGGCCTGAGCCGTGGTGACCTTCGCGGCCTTGAACGCGATCTTACGGATGAACATGCCCGACTGCGGCCCCCCGCCGGGGGAGGTCGATCCATCGCGGCCGATCCAGCGCGAGGGCTGCAGCGGCTTGGCCGAGCTGGTTGCTGCCGCGCCGTTCGCGCTGATCGCGGCGATCGAAGCGTCCCCCGTCACGACCGCGCGCACGATCTGCTCGAAAGTGCCGGTGAAGGTGTGGTTGATCGAGGCGCCACCGGAGACGAACATGCCTGCCGAATTGCTCGCAAGGCGGCGGTTGAGGATAACATCCGCCCCTGCGGCCCCGAGGATTGGCGCTGCCGTCGACACATTGACGTTCGGCATGATGTTCTCGACCTCGACCACCGCTGTATAGGCGGCGCCGCTTAGCACTGCGGCCAGGCGTCCGTGGGGCGTCACGATGTCCCCAGCGCGCGTCCCACTGACGGGCATCGTAGCGAATTCGCCGCTCTGGCACTGCATCCACTCAGGCGTGCCGCTGACCGTGAACGTTACGCTGGTTGTGGCAGCGAGCGTGAACACCACCGGCATACCCGGCAGCACTATGTCGGCCGGGCCGCCGGAGAGAGTGACCGAGCCACCGATGCCGCACGAGGCGGTGTAAGTGCCCGCTGCGAGCGAGACGGTCTGGGTTGCCGGAGCGAAGGGGTTGGCCAGCAGGTTCGTGATGTTGAAGGCCTCTACCCGCAGGCCCTTGTCAGTGAGGCGCGGGCGGTTCGCCGGGAACTTGAAGAGCCGGCCCTTGCTGTCGAGCGACCATCCGATCTCGGTCTGCAGGAACAACTGATCGCCGATCGGTTCGGCGCGGCCCTCGTCGGGGTTCCAGAACAATCCGCGGGTGAAGTCGGCCTCGTACTGGGTTGGGTCTTCCACCCAGTCCGGTGCGCCCGAGGCGGCCGCCTGGCTGATCGCGTCCTGCGCGGAGACCACGTCCTCGACCGCCGACTCCTTCTGATAGAGATAGAACTCGAGCGAGCCGTCGAAGCTGGCTGTGTCGGAGAAGGTGGCGTTGTAGCCTGCGCCGCTGCCGTAGACCTTCCGCCCCGGATCGGCCGGCGACGTCAGCGGGATAACGTTTGGTGCATAGGCGCCGATTTGCTCACCAGCGACCGACAGCAGGGGCGTCGGCAACTCCATGTCATTAATTCCGAGCACAGTCGGCACCACTTCGACGTAGCGACGCACCGTCTCGGTGCTCCCGCTGCGCGTGCCGACGAGGAAGCGCGCGGGCGTCAGCGCCTTCGCGTAGAATCTCACATGCGTGAACAGATTGGTTTCGACCTGAGTGCCCTCCTCGAGCAGCGTCAGGTCGCCCATCGCGGTTCCGTCGATCGGCTCGTTGGGAGAGCCGGCCCGGCTCGTGGTCAGTAGAGCCGCCGCCGCCGCCTCGGCTGCAGCGGCCGAAGCTGCGGCATCGTCCGCAAATTCGGATGCGGCGGCACCGACTATGTCATGGATGATCGTCGTCAGCGACCAGGCGCCCGTACCGCTGGCGCCAGCCTTCACATACAGGTCGTTGTTGGCAGCCGTCGGATCGCTGTGGACCAGACCGATTGCGCCATCGGCATGAGCAAGATCTGCGTCGAGCTCAGCTTTGGTGGGATACGCAACCTCAGCAAGGCCGGCCAATCCGACGTTCGTGATCGCTGTCTCGATGACAGAACCAACGCTGAAGATTTCGCCCTTGTCCGGCTTGTGGGCACCGGACGCAGGTACGCCATCGGTTACATAGCGCCGAAAGGCTGTCGCAACGGCGTCAACAATCGTGCCCATCAGGCATAGCTCCCGGAGAAGTCTTCGACGAAGCGGGCGCTGCCGGAGGCGTAGCCCATCGAGGTCGGGGACGGCATCGGGCCGTCGAGCCGCATCGTGCAGCGCGGGTCAGAGAAATCGACCGCCTCGCCTATCGTGACGGCTTCGCGCAGCGGGGGCCGAACCATGATCGTGGCAGTGCCGGCAGCACGGTCGTACGCGATGAGTTCGGCGATCCGATAAGCGCGCCAGCGCATCGTGGGGTGATCGATCGACAACCACTCACCGCCGAGCAGCTCTTCCGGCAAGTCCAGGCTGCGCAGTTGCAGCGTTGTTGCCCGGAGCGCTGCATCGGCTGCGACTTCCGCGCTTGCATCGCCCTGCTGATACTCGGTCTCGTCCGAGAACGTCGTGTCGTCGCTGTGCGTGGTCAGGGCGCGTCCCTGGGTCGGCTGATGCCGGCCATCGCAGAACGGAACAATGATCGCTCGGGCGCCGCCGTCAAGGTAAGCATCGAGCGCCCGCCACGCCTTTGCCGCAGCGCTGTCGTCGAGGTAAGGATCGCCGAATTCGACGAACACCCGGCCTCCGCCGTCGGCCGCAATCAGATCCTCGTCGCCGGAAAGCGCCACGCCGCCCGAGATGGTCCGCCTCTCCAAATCGGCTTGCACGTCGTTCGGAGCGAACAGGCATGTGGGGAAGACCTTCATGGCGCGCACGCTATGCGTGGGGCGTCCCGCCCGTTACCGCCGTCAACTGGACGGGGGAGGGGGGCTCGGCTCCTCAGAGGGTTCTGGCATGCTCTCGCCGTCGTCGAGCGGTACCAGCTTGCCGTCCTGCCGCACCGCGCCGGCTATGCGTTTGAACGAAATCGCCATCAGGTCACCGCGGCCGTAGCAGGCCCGCCAGGCGCAGAAGCCACATCACTTGCGTTGTAGGCCACCACCCACCACCAGTAGTCGTCGGCAGCGAGAGGCGTATCGGTGACCGTCATCACCTCGCTGAGCCCTCCGACGATTTCGCCCGAGATGGCGCTCGCGGTGCCAAAGTCGTTCACGGTGTTCCGGAACAGCTTCACATAGCTCAGATTGGAAGACGACGGGTTGCGCCAGGTCAGTTCGGCTTCGCCGACGGCGCCGATTGCCGAGACTTCGCTCGGAGCGGCGGGCGCGAGTCCGGCAGTGGTCGTGTCGACCGTAGAATCGAGGGACCATCCCGAGAACCTGCCGCCGGAGTTGTACGCGATGCCGACGTCGATGAGCTCGTCTGACGGCACCGCTCCTGTCAGCAGAGTGGACCCGCTCGGCTCTATTTCCTGCTCGACGTACGACGCTTCGCCATCGATGCGCCAGCGCACGAACCATGTCGGAGCAGTTGCAGTAATGGGGTCGAAGCTCACCGCGACTCGCGCGAATGTGCCGGACCCATCGATCTGCGCCACTGCGCTGGCGATCGTCGGAGCGGTGAGCGGCGGCAGATAGTACTTTGCAGCTGTCGGTGCCGGCTGACCGTCCTCCGTTGCGGGGCTCCAGGCATCGACGTTCTGGTCGACCGCGACCCACTCGATGAGCGCTCCGCCGGTCTCGTGATCCTTGTCGCCACCAATCACCTCGGCCCAGCCCGAGAAGAAGATCGTGCCAGCCTCTTCAATCGTGAGCTGGATGTACCGCTCAGATAGGGCCTCGCGAGCGGAGAACACCGTCTTGACCCGGCCGCGCTGCGGAGCGTTGACGCGCGCCATCTGGCGCTTGTCCAAACGGCGTGCTTGCGTATGCGACGGCACCTGGTGATCAACGGTGGTAGCGACTGTCTTGCCGCGCTCGGCAATGTCGCTTTCGTCGCGCCAGGGCTCGCACTCGACTTCGTTGTAGTCGTGATCGGCCGAGACGTAGCGGGTGATTATCTCGTTGAGGCGGTTCTCGTCCTCGACGAACTCCTGCAGTTCGTAGTCGACGATCTGGGCAGACCCGATCGTCACGGTCGGCGGGTAGAGCTTACCGGAATGCACGCGAATGCAGCCGTTCTCGTCCACCGCGCTCCACCCGTCGAAGGTGGCGCGGATCATCTCGTCAACCTGCACCGGATCCGCATCGGCGGGGAACATGATGGCGCCGCGGTACTTCGGCTCCGTCCCCCCGGCAGCGAGCGTCATTGCCACATCGCAATCATCGGCCGCGTCGATCCAGTACTGCTCAACGGGCGCGATCTTGGTCGCGTAGTCGTTCCCCATGAAGACGGTCTTGAACCACAGATAGAGCAGCGCCGAGTTCTCGGTATAGGCCCAGGTTGAAGGGTCGTACGGGTCGCTCGCCGGATCGCGCGGATCGTGGGCAAAGCGCCCCTCCACCGCAAGTGACATCGTGACGTTGTCGCCCTGCGGATAGATGTCGAGGAAGTCTTCTGACTTTACGCCGGTCTTGATGAGGTAGCCTGAGACGACGCCGTCGCCCCGGTGGTCGTTCGTCCAGGCGGGCACTCGGCTGACCACGGGTGCGTGAGCCGTATTCGGGTTTGCACCGAGGTTGAAGCCGGCGAGCACCCGGTTGTCCCCGTAGCTCCCGTCCGTGAGCGCCTGCACATAGCCGCCGGAGATCGTAACCTTGTCGTCATTGAGCCAGACCTGGCGGACGGCATTGATCGGCCCTTCGCAGAATGCGCCGAGGTCGACTGTTTCACTGTCGCTGGTGTTGGTGAACAACATGAGGGACCAGTGCACCCGGCGAGCGCCGAGCACATGAATGCGCGGCGGCTTTGGGCTCTTGACCTCCCGTTCCGAAGCGTCGGGCTTCGGCGGCCCCCCGCGAAGCAAGCCGGAGACGAAATACGTGGCGGCCAGAGTGACCGCGTGAGCAGCTATGGTTGCGGCGAGGGTAGAAAAGCCGAGCTTCGCGAAGACCGGGATCAATGCTTGCGGCACAGGGGCCTCCAAACCTTGAGCACGGTCGGCGCCGAGACCGCCGCCACGCCCCCTGCAGCTGGAACGAATGCCCAGCGTTTGCCGGTCCAGATCGCGCCGCATTCGACGATCGTCGCGTCGTTTCCAAGAAGCTCGACCACGCCGATGTCACCCGGCTCGATCGCGCTGAGCGTCACTTCCTCGGCCCGGTTAGCCGCTGCGGCATCCCACAGCGGCACCAGACCGCCCGCGGCGTGCAGCATGGCCTCCGCTTCGGCCTCGCAGCTGTACGAGGGCAGCGCGTCCGCCATATCGGCCCAGATTGCCGGGAAGGCGCAGCAGTCGTGCTCACGCCAGAGCCAGGGCTTGGTACGCGCCGCGGAGAGATATTCGCCGAGATCCACGTCAGCGTGGTCCGAAGCGGCGCGTCACGCCGTCCGAGATCATGGCGACGTGATCACAGAAGGCATCGGTCGGGGAGCGCAGGCGCTGCGAAGCGTCGGTCCAATAGGTAAAGCGAGGGTTTGAGCGGCTCGTGTCGGCGCCGCCAACCATGAGTATGATTGAGCGAACGCGGCCGTTGTCGCTGTACCGGCTGTCCACCCGCAGCGCGTCGGCAATGCCGAGCCACTCCCACGCAATTCCGCCAATCAGCTGCCAGTCAGGGTCGAAGGTGACGTGACCAATGCGGACCTCGGCGCCCCTGATCGTCGCCTTATCGTCGCGCGCCAGGCGGAGGGTCTCGGCGCCCACGCCGGAGAGGGTAAAGTCGACGCGATCGGCCACGCCGTTGATCAGCGCCTTCAACCCGGGGATCCCGATGATGCCGCCGGCGCCGAGCCACGTCGCGCCTGCAGGGTCCACAGTATCGGCCGGGGTCTCCAACTGGCCGAAGCCGGTCCAGAGATAGCAAACCGGATCGCTGCCGATGCGCAGGACCCACGAGACGCGGTTAACGGCCATATCGCTGCGCCCGCTGCACCTCCCCCGGGGCGGCCTTGAGCGTCATCTGCGACGACTTGGTAACGAGCTCCATCGTCTCCTGCCGCACCGCCGCCCGGATATGGTCCGCGAAGCCCTGCGGGTTCACGCCGCGAGCATCCACGTTCACGGTCTGGTTGATCATTGTGCCGCCAGAGCGCGCCGCTTTCATGCGTCCCAGCGGAATGATCTGTCCGCCGACGTCCGGTCTGAACCCTTCGACCTGTCCCGGAGACGCGCCTTCGTTGATCCGGTAGATCTGGCCGGCGTTGACCCTGCCGCCTGAGGCACGGCCGCCCGTGAAGATACTGCCCACTGCCGAGAACAGGCCACTGAGCAGCCCTCCTTCGCCGCCTGCGCCGCGCAGCGATTCTGCGAGAGGGCGGAAAATCGCCTCATCGAGGAAGATCGTGAGCGCGTCCTTCACGAACTGGTTCTTGGTGCCGAGGCTCGAAGCAATGCCCTCCACGAGACCATCACGCACCGCCTGCATCTCACGCACGGCGGCTTCTTCGGCACGCTGCCGGGGGTCAGCGGTATCGTCGAGATAGCGGCCCAAGGCGCCCTGATTGCGCTTCTCCTGCCCGGTGGTCTCGGCGCTCTGCCGCTCCGCGAGGGCAGCACGCGCAGCCGCGGCGTCGGCGACTTTGCCCTCGGCGATCGCCTGCTCCAGGAGGCTCCGCTCGATCTCCTGCTGGATAGCCAAGGCGCTGTTTTCGAGGAATCGCCGCTGTTCAAGCGTATCAGCGATGTCGGCGCGGGCGCGCAGCGCGTCGGCTTCTAGCGCCATCTGGTCGTGCTGCTGACGAAGTGCCTCGCGCTGAGCGTCGGCGAGCGCCTCCTCTAGTTCCGCGGTCGCCTTCTGCTGGTAGAGGCCCGGCCCGCTGACGACGATCTCGCCGTTCGCGCTCCGAGCGACCCCGTAGAGCCGCTCCAGAGCGGCAATCTGCGCCTTCTTCTGATCGGCCGTGAAGTCCTTGTCGTTCCGAATTTGCGCTTCGCGCTCCGCGAATTCCGCTGCGAGAAGGTCGCGCTCCAGATCGGCGCGGTCGCGAACGTCGTCGGTAAGCTGGATCTTCGCCTGCAGCTCTTCTTGATTGAGCCGCGCCAACTCCTGCGCGTGGCGCTCGGCGATCTCCGCAGCGGTCGGCCCCGTTTGCTTCGGCGTAGTTTTTGGTCTCTCAGGCTTGACTGGAGCAGTCACGGGCGGGGTCGGCACGGACGTGATCGCGGTGTCGATCGTCTTGAGCGCCGCCTGCAGGTCCCGGACGTTCTGGATCTGAGTCTTCAGGTTAATGGCTGCCTGCCGGCGTTCCGCTTCTCCGCCTCCGCGCATCTGCGACGCGGCGATTGCGCCACCTTCGCCGCCGCCGATCGCAGCCGCAGTCGCCTCCGCCTGCATCGAGTTGTAGCGGGCCGTCGCCCGGGCGAGCTCAGCCTGCGCAAGCGCCTGCGAAGCGCGCGCGCTGGCAAGCTTCTGCTTGATGTTCTCTTGCTCGGCACGCGCCAGCGCCAGAGCCTCTTCGCGGGCCTGACCGTGTGCGGAGGCGAGCCTCTCGGCGGCCTGTGCCGCGGCTTCGGTCGCCTTCTGCGCGACCTGCTGCGTTTTCGCGTAGACGCCAGTTGCGCGCTCGGCCTGCTGGGTCTGCTGATAGGCGTAGTATATGGCCGCGCCGATCGCGAGGATCGCTACACCAACTGAACCGCCGAAGGCGCTCAGGAGTGCAGCGCCGGCGCCGCGTGCCGCCAACGCGAGGCCGCCCATGGATGTGGCAGTTCCAGCCGCCTGAGCCGCCAGTGCAGCGGCAGCAAGGCGCGCGCGCACGGCATTGGTTACAAAGCCCACGCCGAGCCCTGTGGCCACAGCGGCAATGGCCGGGATGAGAACGTCCAGGTTGTCCGCCAACGTGGAGAGTGTAGTCCCTAGCGCGGCTGAGACGCCGTTCGCCTTGTCCGCCTCGCCGAAGTAGACTGTCAGCGCACTCGTGAGAGCCGTGAAGCCGCCCGCGAGGGTGAGAGTGGCCTTCTCTGCATCGGCGAGCGTCTGCACGCCGCCCTTGAGCACCCCCTGGAAGAACTGCTGCGAAGTGACGTTGCCCTCGGCAATCTCAGCGCGGAGCTTGGCCACGGAGCCGCCCATGCCGTCGATTCCTCGTGCAGCAGCTTGCGCCAGGGGCAACGCGCCTTCGAGGATTGAGTTGAACTCCTCCGCCCGAACAACGCCGGAGCCGAGGGCCTGCCCCAGCTGCAGCAGCGCACCCTGCGCCTGTGCCGCACTGGTGCCGGTCACCTTGAGCGAGGCGGCCACGATCTCGTTGAGCCGGATTATATCTCCGGTGGAGGCGCCAAGCTCCTTCTGAGCCAGGCTGGCCTTCAGGAAGACCGAGGTCAGACCCTCGATCTCGGTGCCGTAGCGCTGCGAGATGTCCAGCAGGCTCTGCTGCACCCGGGCGAGCGCGTCGCCTTCCAGGCCGGCCACCCGCAGGTTGTTTTGCAAGCGGGTGAAGCTGTCGAGCAGACCGACCAGTTCTCGACCGGTGAAGTAGGTCGCGAGCGTGCCGGCGAGGCCCCTAAGCGAGGCGCCAATCCTCCCCGACGAGGAGGCCATCTGCCGCTCGAGCGACTTCACCCGCTTTTCCTGCAGACCGAGCTGCTGGTCGGCCGTCTGGGTCGTGCGACGCAGCTCCGAAAGGTACTTGTCGTTGTCAGCTTTGAGCTGAAGAATGACGGGGTCGATTTCAGGCACCGGGCGCTCCGCTGGATCGAGGCGAAGCTACGGAGCCGCCGTGGCGCCGGTTACCGCCGTCACCCACGCCGTGCGCCTTCATGAAGCGCTTCAGGCCTTCCGATGCTTCGGCCGGCCCTTTGTCGTCACCAGCATTTGCCTCGTTGTGCGCCTCAAGCGCCTCCAGGTATGCGGAGAGGCTGAGCCAGCGCCAGTCGAGCCCCATGGCCCCGGAGTTGGCGATCAGCTGGCCTTTTCGGAAGGGCTCGCGCTCGGCGCTTCTGGCTGTGGCTCCGCTTTTTTTTTGAGCCGAACTCCGAAGATCGCAGCGTGAAGAATGCGCCAGGCCAGCACCACGCCCTCGGCGAGCGGCCGGGCAGGGTAAGCATACTCATCGACGAGCTGCCTGGCGCGGATCGGGCCGACCTCGATCTCTTCGCCTTCGACCATCCCGTGATCACCGCCGGCCAGGCCGAGGCGGATGGTCTCGCGCACGTCGGCGATCATCGCCGAACCGCCGCCGAGAAAAACGAACTCTTCGCCCTCCTGCCCAATTGCGCCGCGCAGGCGCTCTTCGATGGTGAGGATCGATACGTCGCCGCAAGCCCGCTCGAGCGCGACGATCTGAGGCAGCGGCAACCAGAAGCGATAGGTACCGTCGCCGAACTCAAGCTCAACGGCAGTGTCCATGGCTCAGGCGGCGACAGTCCGGCCGATGATCACGATGTCGTAATCGACGCCAGTCCCGGCTCCGCTGTTGGCGATGTTGAGCAGGTCGCCGGTCGCAGCGGTGACCGGCCAGCCGGCCTGCGAGACCATGGCGGCCCACTCACCCGGCTTTACCGAGATACCGTCTCCAGCAGCGAGGAAGGGCCCGGCAAAGCCGTTCGTGGCTGGGCGGCTGACGTTCACGTCGTTGGTGTTGCCGGCCGCGGCCGCGATGAAGATGGCGACGATTTCAGCAGCGGCGATCGAGGCACCGAATGCATCAGTCAGCAAGCCGGCGAGATCGAGATCCTCGCTGCCCGAGGCGGCAAGAGTACGGGTGTCGGTGAAGAGGACATTCGCCTGGTTGAAGGCGGCGGTTCCCTCGATCAGCGAGAGCGCCTTATGCACAGTGACGCGCATCTTGGGCGAACCCAGATCGCCCGCTCCGACCTGGGTCAGGTCGAGACCGAATGTGATGTTTCCGCGAACGCCAGCCATGTCAGAGTTATCCTTACGCTGCGGCGGTCCAGGTCCAGACGCCGTCGGAGGCGAGGTTGATCTCGCCCGAGCTGTCGCCATTGGCGTCGAGGCTCATGTTCGCGCTGGTGAGATTGTAGGCGCCGGCGAAGGTGCCCATGAGGTCGCCGGTGTCGGTGCCGTCGTACTTGTACAGCTCGACTTGGTAGTTCTTTACCACGCCCAGAGCTGCGTCGAAGGCGGCGATGTTGGCCTTGTCCACCCCGCCGGTCCCGGTGATATCCATCTGCTTCGAAATCGTCTTCGACCGGCGCACCGCGGGCTGGCCGGGTTTGGCGCAGTCGCGGCGGGCCCGATCGTTGGTGTTGGCGGTGCGGTTGATGGTGACGCCTTCGATGCCGCAGATCGCGGTGAAGACTTCGGTAGCAGCGCCGTCGCCGACCTTGATGAGGGCGAAATCGGCTTCATTCGGGACTGACACGGCGTTCCCCTTCGAGGTTGTGTTCGCCGTGGTTCTAAGGGTGTGCGTTCCTGGCCGTTACCGCCGTCACGGCGGGCCGCTACTCGCCGTCAGCGAGGTGGATGCCGGCACGGATTTCGTCCGGATCATCGATCGCGTTGCAGAGCGGGACCGAGCGCACCCGATCGGCCATCTCAGGAAGACCAGCCAGTTCGAGCCTGCGGATCATGCTGGCAAGGTTGGTGCTGTCGAAGAGACCGGCCTTGTGCAGCTCGGCGACCAGCACCAGCAGCGCGTCAGACGTAGGATCAGAGGGAGGCTCGGCATCCACTCCGCCGGCATATCATCGCTACGCGGCCGCCGCCAGCACCCTGCAGTTGAGCTGCCCGAACCAGTGCCAGTGATCCGGCGTCTCGTCCTTGAGCAGCTGGGTGTCGGAGAACTCCAGTTTGCAGACGGCGCCGCTTTCGAGCGTGATGCGGTTATCGGCGAATGCGGTCTCGATCGCCGCGCCGATGGCGCTGACGTGGTCGTAGCCGGTTTCGGCAACTACAATCGTGCCGAACCCGTCATCCTCCTCACGCGGACCAGCGAAGGCGTGGACGTCGAAGTTGACGAGAGCGCCGCGAACGCAAGACTGGCGCAGCCGAAGCGTTCGCGGGGTCTCGATGAGCATGATCGGCCAAGACGTCTCGCCATCAGGCGCGATGGAGGCGGCCGGAACAAGCGCGATCAGGCCGGCGTCAGCCTTTGCGCGAACCAGTAGAGCTCGTCGTGCCAGTCTCTGCAGGCTGCTTGGCGCCGCCATCGCTTTCCTTTCCGATCACGCCTTCGGCCTCGGCCTGCTCGGCGATGGTGTTGGTGACCTCGTGGTCGCCTGCCGGGTAATTGATCGTCTTCTGCGGGGTCCGGTAGGTCCAGGCTGATTTGAGGGTAATCGTGCGCATGTTCAGTCTCCTAGCCGCTCTTCTTCACGAGCTTGTTCATCTGCTCCACGTATCGCGCGCGGATCTTCGGGGCCATCTTGTCCCGGGCGGGGCGGATGTGGGGGCGGGCCGCCATCTTGGACGTGCTGAATTCCAGCGGTGCGGCGTGCCGAGCGCTGGAACGGAACTCGGCCGAGGATGGTCCGGTCTGTGCAGTCGTGAAGCCTGCCTGCAGTTCGCCGGTGTCGCGGTTGGGCGGCTCACCCGGGGTTGAGGCCACATGGCCCGCACCGCTGATGCTGCCGGCCGAGACAAGGCGGTGCGCTTCGGCACGGATCATGTCCGCGCCTTCGTAAGCCACGGCTCCGCCGATCCTGGCGACTTCGGCGCTCGATAGCCGCTTGAGCCGGTCGATGTGCTTCTTGGCGCCGAGGAGCGGCATCAGCTCGCCTTCCTTCCGCGGCACTCGTACCCGATGCCTGCGGGGTCGCGCTGGCAGGACAGTAGCGTCCATGTGCCGGCATACTGGCCGGTCGCCACCTCGATCCGCGCGGCCGTGTCGAGCGCACCCGCAAGCGTGGCGGCAAGCACGAGGATCCGGACATCCGTCTCGAGGAAGCCCTCAGCAAGGCGCATCGCCTGCGTCGCGGCATCGAACTGCGCCTTGCAGCCGAGCCTGATCGGCACGCCCGGGGAGATGATTGAGCCACCGGCGTCCTTGGTGGGCGTTCCGGGCCAAACTGCCTCGGCCGCGACGAACGGGGCGCCGAACTGCTCGGCGAAGCCCACGGCGAGATCGGAGAAGACCTGGTCAAGCATCGATCACGGCCGGCGGCGTCCACGCGAGGCGAGCACCGCCGAAGATGCGGCGCATCAGCTCAAGATAGTCCCGTCCGTAGGGCGTGGCGGCAAAGCCTGTGCGGGAGGCAGCGGCGTCCGAAACGCTTGCCGAGAAGGTGCCAGACTTGAAGCTGGTCACGCCCGCGGCAACAGCGCCCTGGCCAAGACCGCTCGCGGACAGCTTGTGCGCGGCGTAGAGCATGACGGCGCGGAACCGATCGGCATCGGGCCAGGTGACCGTCTCGGCATCGCCTTCGTCAAGCCAGACCTGCACAGTGCCGTCCGCGACAGCATCAAACGCGGGATAGCGGGTGCGGAAGTCTGCGAGGGTCGGCGCGGTGTAGGCCATGGGGCGAGAGATGCGCCGGAGCAACGCTAAGCGTTACCGCCGTCAAAGGAAAAGGGCGGCCCCGCAGGACCGCCCTTCCATGCATTGCGTCTGCGCTCGCCTCACTCGGCAGGCGACTGCTCCGGACGCTTCGCATCGGGTGCAGCCTTCGTGATAGCGGCGCGCGTGACCGGCTTGCCGGCCAGCTCGGCCACCGCATCGACGGCAGGAACGCCGGCAGCGGTCCAGTGGTCGTCATTCGCCGGATCGAGCAGCGCGATCGCGGAAGTGATGTCGTCGGCGCTCGCCGGCTCGGCAGGCGACTGCTCTGCTTCCGGCTCGTTGCCTCCCTTGCCAAACCACTCGGCGACCGGCTCTTCGCCCTTCGCGAGCTCGACGTCGACCGTCTCGCCTGCCTCGACCATACGGAGGCCGGTCGTGGTGTGGAGCCCGCGGGGGCCATTCGACGTGTTGGTAAACTTCGGCATGTCGCGCTCTCCTAGAAGCTATCCCGATAGACCAGCGCCTTCGGGAGCCGCACCTCGACCCCGCCCACGTTCATGATGCCGGCGACTTCATAGGTCATGCTCGACTTCTGGAACGGCGGCAGGAACTGGTGCGGTCCGGGAAGGTGGAATTTCAGCACCTGCGGGTTGTTCGCATAGGCGACCATCCGGGTAGTGCCGCCCGTGCCGGCCGTTTCGAGCGCGCGGCTCTTGAGGATCGTCAGACCCTCTCCTGCCACGTTGTTGGCGAGCAGGAACGAGAGGATCGTTGCGTTCGTCTCGCCCACCCGCTTGGTGGCGATGTAGTTGTACGCACTGGTCGGCAGGACCAGCGTGTCAGCAATCATCGTCTCGCCCGTGCCGGTCTCCACGGCGGTGAGTGCCGCGTTGATGTCGGCAAGGATCTCGTCCGGGGTCTTCTGAGTCCACAGACGCGATGTTGCGCCGGCGTTCTGCGCCACCTGCGCCGAGGGTGCCGACGGGTTGTTGGTGAACCCGGTCCAGCCCTTTTCGGCTTCGCCGCGCGGAGTCTGGCCCGTCATGGCGATGCCGTAGATGAACCGATCGGCGGCCATCTTCGCGGCGCCGGCCTTGTCGCTCGAAAGCGCTCGGCCGAGCTTGGCGGCACGCTGCAGCTCCTGCGTGTTCCACTCGTAACCGATGCCGGCCAGGTGGAATGCGTGGGTGTGCTGCGCCATCTTCGTAGAGGCATACGGCACATCGAAACCCGCGCCGGAGAGGAACTCGGCCTGGCCGACCTGGTCCATCGAATAGACCAGCGTTCCGACGTCCCACATGTCGCCCGACGAATCGACCGACATGAACCGGTTGATGTCGAACGAGGGATACCGGGTCATGTAGACCTCGGTCTCGATCCGGTAGAGTTGCGGCGTCAGGAAGGCGTAGCCGATCTGGGCGTCGCTGAAGAAGGCGTCAGCCTTGTCAGCGAAGGCCGCCGCAGTGCGGGCATTGTCCGCCGCCCAGAGGCCGATGACCTGCTTCTTGATCGCAGCGTCGGCGGCCATGAAGCCAAGCGGGTCGGTGATGCGCCCGGAAGCGCTGTCGTAGAAGTTATGGGTGATCGCGTTCATGGTTACCCCCTCAGCGCTTCACGATACGGCAGATGCCGTTCGTAACGGTTTCGTCGGCCACCCAACCGGTGGCGATGTGCGTCGCATCGGCCGCGGTTGCGCCGTAGCCGTCAGCTGCGCCCGCACCGGTGCCGACGGTGATCGGAGCGCCATCCGTGACGGCGCCGGTCACTTGGATGTAGATCGCGCCGAGCGTGATGACCGGCACGTTGTCGTACCGCGCGTACTCGTCGGCATCAGCGCCCGCGATAGCCGCCTGCCCTGCGGTGGCAATGGTCCAGCCAAGGAAGGTGGCGAGGGTGCCGACCGTGGCGGTGCAGCCATGGTCACCAGCGCCCCGGTAGACCGGGACACCGAAGCCGATGCCGGCCGCGTCCTCGGCGGTGCGGGAGATGCGATTGGAGGTCTCGCCATTCGCGACCATGCCGGCGTAGCCCTTGGCGATGGTCTCGGAGTAGCCGGTCTGAAGCTCAGCCATGTCTCATTCCCCTCAGTACTGCGCGGCGCGCGCGAGGTCGCGAACGGCGGCGCCGTCCGTGAGCCGCTGGGCCGGGTTGATGTTTACGACGGAGCTGTCGCTGGCGGCGCGGGCATCTTTCGTCAGCGACGCGAACGAAGCGGCGATCTGATCCGCATTCCAGTCCTTGGCGAGATCGCCGAGCTTGGAAGCGACAACGGCCTTCATGACGGCCGGCTCGTCCATCTCGTCGGAGACGGTGACACCGAGCGCCTTCGCTTTGTCGCAGACGGCGGCATAAGCCTTGGCGGCATCACGCAGCTGCTGCGGCGTCAGCTTGGCATCGGCGACCTGCTTCTCGAGCGTGGTCACCTTGGCGTCGAGCGTCTGCTTCTCGGTGGTGAGGGTGGCGACGTCCGCGAGGGCCTTGTCTTTGGCTTCGCTGGCGTCCTTGATCTGGCCCTGCAGCTTGTCAAAGGCGGCGCTCACAGCATCCGCGTCGGACAAGTCGACCTGCAGACCGTCGAGCACGATCTTCTTCACTGCATTTCCTTTCGCATCGGAGAGGGTTGCCTTGAGCTTCTCGAGCTCGCTGGCGGTGATGGCGTCGCAGACGGGAAGCCCATCCTTGATCGCGCAACTGGATCCGGCGCGGCCTCGATCGACCAGGGCGACGTGGTTGCCGCGGATCGAGCGCTGCACAGCGTCGTAGGCGATCCCGTCGTGGGTGCCGGGGGTGAAATCGAGGTCCGTGGCATAGCCGTTGGACAGCTCGCGCTTGCCGTTCTCCACGGCCGCGATCGCGTCCTTATCGGTCAGCAGCAGGTCGAAGGAGATGTACTCGCCGTCCCGCGCCGCGCCCATGATGGTGCCGCGGGCATGGTCCCGCCAGTTGTCGACGTTCACACCTTCGCGGGGGTGATCGTTGGTGATCGGCTTGCCGATGAAGCTGTGGATGCTGGCCCGATCGAACACTTCGTCGCCAGGGCGGAAGACCTTGACCGCGGCCTTGTCGCGCAGGCCATGCTCGTTGGCAGGGTCAACCTCGCTGCCGGCGTAGTCGTACAGCCCTGTGCGGGCGACGCGGGCGCGGACGGCCATGTAGCCATCCTTGGTGCGCTTCGGAGCGTCGAGAGTGAGGCGATCCGCGAGGAACATGCCCGCAGGGATATGGCCCCGCGGCCCTCTTCGTTACCGCCGTCACGAGATCGGCCTATGGGAACCGAACGTGTAAACTGTGGTTGACGGTGAGCTATGTGCAAACTATAGCAGACACATGGTCGAAGTCCGCCAAACCTCTCGCTTCACCACTTGGCTGGCGGGGCTTCGCGACCAGCGTGCCCGGGCCCGGATCCTCAAGAGGCTGGACCGGGCGAAGGACGGCAATTTCGGCGACGTCGCCCCAGTGGGCGAGGGTGTCTCCGAGATGCGGATTTTTTACGGCCCCGGCTACCGGGTGTATTTCGTGCAGCAGGGCGACACAGTGATCGTGCTTCTATGTGGCGGCGACAAGTCCACGCAGGACGACGATATCACGACGGCCAAGCAATTGGCGAAGGAGACTGACAATGGCGAAGATTGAAACCACGGCTTTCGACTCTGCCGACTACCTCAACACCGCCGAGGATGTTGCGGCATATCTCGACGCCTATCTCGAGGATGGCTCTCCCGAGGAGATCCGCGCGGCGCTCGATACCGTCGCTCGTTCGCGCGGCATCAGCGAGCTGTCCAAGCTCACCGGCATGTCGCGGGCCGGTCTGTACAAAGCGCTCGGTGAAGGCGGCAATCCGTCATTCGAGACAATGCGCACGATCCTCGGAGCACTGGGTCTTCGATTCACAGTTGAGGCGGTGGAGCCTGAGCTCGCCGACGCGTAACGACCTGGGGGATGATGACCGATGCGTTTTGAGATTTACCGCGGCGGCAGCAACACGCTGTTCTCGGGAATATCGGGCGAATGGCGGTGGCGGCTGAGGGCGACGAACGGAGAGATCATCGCGCACGGGGAATCCTACCAAAACCGCGGGGATTGCTTGCACGCCATCGAACTGGTGAAGAAGCTCAGCTTGTACACACCCGTGCAGCAGGCCTGAGCGCGGTTCAGGCCCCCTCAACCGCGAACCGCACGCCGGGCGCCGTCACTCCAAGATCAGCACAGCCCGGCTCGTGCAGCCACAGAAGGGGAGCTGTCCGGGCCGGTCCTGCGGCGGCTTCCGGATGCGCTTTCCCTCCGCTTGCTCACCGACCTGCTCCGAATCATCGCTGTAGAGCAGGCCGTTGCGTACCTGGTGCTCTGGCCGAGGGTGCGCCTTCTCCGAATGAACCCACTCCCAAGCCGAGATGCCGGCCTGCCGGCGCCGCTCTTCGTTGAGCGAGGCGGTGAGCTTCACGGTCTGGTCGGCAGCGATGTTCTTGGCCCTGCGGCGGGCCATAGCCGCCGCCTCGCGGATCTGCCGGCCCACGTCGGGCACCGGGAGTTGCTCGCGCAAGCCTCGGAACACGGCGTCGGCGATCTTCTCGCGCGTCTGATCGGACACGGAGCGAACCAGCGCGACGTTTCGCTCCAGCACCGTCTCAATCGTCATCCGCGCATCGGCGGGTCCGATCATCGTCTGCAGGTCGACCTTGGTCGCACTCAGCACGGTCGCGCGCCAGCGGCGGCGTTGCCAGGCTTCCACCACCCGCGCCCATCGTTCGATCCGGGGGCGTACGGCGAGCACGAGGGCGGCGTTCACGGCGTCGACCTGCCCGATCTCCGCTTGCAGGTCGGCAGGGCTGTCCGTGACGATCTCAGCAAGGCTGCGCGCGTAGGTTGCGACGATGCCGGGGAGGGCGGCCTCCCACGTGTCTACGATCGGCTTGTAGGCGGAAAGGTACAGGTCGCTCGCGAACGTGGCCGGGGCGACGATCGGGCGGAGGCTCGCGGCCTTGCGGCGCGGGTTCGCGGTGCGGCGCCAGAGCTGGGCAAGGGAGAAGGTGGCCATCAGGCCTCCTCGATCTTCTCTTTCCAGTTCTCGACCACCTCGGCGAACAGCTCGGGCCCCAGCACGATCGGCCCGGTGTACGGTTCGATCTGCGCCACATCGGCGCCGGGCGCGTTCCACGAGAGGGTGATGTGCGGCCGATATTCCGGCCAATCCCATGATGCGCCCGCCTCGCGGATGCGGCGGTGGCGCCAGCCCAGTTCGTCGTTCTGGAACAGCAGCGCGACGGCATCGCCATCGCCGAGCCGCTCCACGGTGCGCGGCCCGCCGGGCTTCACGCGCAGCACGCCGTTCTCGTCGCCGCTCCAGTCGGAGCCGACCTCAAACCAGTCGACCGGGGCGCGGCTGAAGGCGATCGTGACGTGCATGTCGTCGACGGCGAGGGTGGTTTCGAGGCCCTGTCCCTTAGCCCATCGGGTAATCTCGGCCGCGTTGATTACCTTGCGGCTGACGTAGAGCGTCTTGGGCGCGGCATCGGCGAGGAACCGGGCGTCGTTGGCGGCACGGCGGGCGGGCTCCCCAGTCCCGCCGCCACCGGCAGATAGCGGATCACCTCCTTTCAGATCATCGTCATCACCATCGAGATCGGCCTCGATGCCGTACCGCTCGTCGTCGGACATTTCGCCCAGTGCCGCTTCGAGCTCCGGCAGATAGCCTTCCTCGACCAGCCAGGACTGCACGCCGCGGGCGAGGGCGCGATCCGGCACAGCGGCGAGCATCGCCACCTTCTCGATCGCTTCGGCGCCGAGCTTGAAGGTCTCGGCACGCTCCTTCTCGCCCGGGGTGTCGAGAGGAGCGAAGTCGTAGGCGGCATCCTTCGCTGCGCTGCCGATCGCGCTCGGCACGAGGTATCGGTCGAGGCGGTCCAGACAGGGCGCGAGGTCCAGCGTTTGCAGTGCCCGAACCTTCTTGTTCCAGTCCTTCTGCTGGCTCTCGCCGCTCGAGTTCATGCCCTCAGGGGCTCGGCCGAGCAGGCGCGTGGCAGGGATATCGCTGATCGCCGCGACGAACTCGCCATAGGCGTTGAGAATGTCCTTGGCCCCGGCGAAGCTGTACGTGACGTCGTCGATCTTCTCGCCGCCGTTCCCCTCTTCGTCGCCGGCGTCATAGATCGTGGCGTTGTGGATGCTCTCGGCCGTGGCGAGGATGGCGAGGCGCTTCATCACCTGGCCTTCGCCCTCGGGGCTGGCGGAGAGGCTCAGCAAGCCCGGGATCCCGATGCGCAGCAGCCGCGCCTTGTGCGCCAGCGCAGCGAACGCAGCCCGTGCGGCGTCGTTGTCCTGCACGGCGTCGAGCACCTGGGCGACCGTGCTCTCGCCCCAGAAGAAGTCGTCGGAGGAACCGATCGTGGCGACCAGCTCAGCGCTGTTGTCGCAGCGGAACGGAATCACGCGCGATGGGTGGATCGGATCGTCCCCGGTGCCCGTAGTGAGCCGCCACATCAGCGGCTCGCCGTACCCCGGCTCGCGCGCATCATCCTGCAGCGCATCGAACCTGAGGTGCCAGCGGGAGACCACGTGAACGAACTTCAGGCCGCCTGCGGCTACAGTCTCTGGCGCGGGCTGATCTGGATACCCCGGCAGGCCGAGGATCAGGGCCCCGCCGCCCAGACCGCGGAGGGTCTCGGCCTGGCGGACCTTCTGCCGCAGAGCGAGGCGCTTCTCCTCGTCGTACAGCTTAGCGGCCTGATCGTCGTCCAGCCCGGTCCAGTCGCGCCACTCGCGCACCATGTCGAGCGCGGGGATCTTGATGATCTTCCGGAGCAAGCCGGAGCCCTTGTAGGCCGCGACGATGTCGTGCTGCGACAGGACTGTGGCCGTATAGCTGTTGCCGCTACGCACGTCGCGGCGAGTGCCGGTGCCGGTGAGCGCGTTCTGCAAGCGGTCGAAGAGGTTCAGGACTGCGCCCATGAGGGAGGGCTATGCCTACCGTCGAGGAAGCGTTACCGCCGTCACGCTAGCAAGCTCGGCTGAAATATGCATGATGCCCGCAACGGGAGGGCTGCATATGATTGAACTGGAAGCGAGCATCGCCGATTTGGCCGCAAAACTGCGCCAGCATCGCGAAATCCTATCGACCGAAGAGGCAGCCAAGACCACGCTGGTCCTGCCGTTTCTTCGCGCGCTCGGGTACGACATCTTCGACCCGGCCGAGGTGAAGGCCGAATACACGTGCGACGTCGGCACGAAGAAGGGCGAGAAGGTTGACTACGCCCTCTGCGTCGGCGGCGAGATCACGGTGCTCGTCGAGTGCAAGCCGGTGACCAGCGAGCTCTCGGTCAAACATGCCAGCCAGCTGTTCCGCTATTTCGCCGCCACGACAGCCAGGATCGCGTTGCTCACCAATGGTGTCGTGTACAAGTTCTTCACCGACTCCGATCGCACGAACATGATGGACGACAAACCGTTCTTCACGTTCAACCTTGAGAACTATCGCAAGGGCGACCTCAAGCACCTGGCCGGCTTCCAGCGGCAAGACTTTGACCTCGACCGGATTGTTGCGCAGGCCGGATCCCTAAAGCTTCAAAGCCAGGTGACCGAGGAGCTCCGGAAAGAGTTCGCCGAGCCTTCGGACGATTTCGTGCGAATGATAGCTACGCGGCTGCACGATGGGCGGCTGACAGAAGCTGTGCGCGATAAGTTCAAGGCGACCATCGCAGGGGCCATTGCGGGGCTCATCCGGGACGGGGTGAACGAACGTCTGCAGAACGCCATGAGTCACGGTGAAGAGCCAGAGGCTGTCGACGACGCAGTCGAGAACGGTGCCGTTGAAACGACGGAGGCGGAGATCGATGGCTTTAATATCGTCCGGGCCATCTGTTCGAAGCTCGTTGACCCGAGCCGCGTCGTCATGCGCGATGCAAAGTCGTACTGCGCAATTCTCCTGGACGACAATAATCGGAAAACCTTGGCGAGGCTTCACTTCAACAGTCCCACGTCCCGCCACCTCGGAGTGTTCAGCGGCAAGGATGAGGGGCGCCAAGCTGTGTCTGGACCAATCGACATCTATCAGCACGCAGACGCCATTCTGGCTAGGGTGCAGGAGTTGGAGGGGGAGAAAGGCTAAAGCGCGGAGAGGTCGTAACGGTACGTCTTGCCGAGCGCCAATTCATTGACGGCGTCAGCCAGCGCATCAACCTGGTCGTCGTTGGTGCTGGCAGGGAATGAGCAGACCTCATCGAGGAACGGCTCGTTCCATTCTCCCCGCAGCAGCTTGATGTTGCCGGCCTCGGCCTGAGCCGCAGCCGGCCGGGCACGGATCGCCTTGTCGCCGGTGGGGCGTACCGCCTTGACCGAATACCCCTTGAGCAGTTTAATCTTCGTCGCGGCGTCCGACTTGCCGGCGGCACCGGGATCCTCGGGGATGCGCACCGCGACCTCGTCGCCGTCCTGCGAAGCAGTGTTCAGCAGCACCCTCTCGACGCCGGATGGCTTCCACTGGCCGCGTACAACATCCTCGACGAAGAAGACGTCGCCGATCATCACCATGCCAAGCCCGACGGTCCAGTCGGGGCGCTTCCCGCCCTTGCTCTCGGTTGCCGCGAAATCCCATGCCCTGACGCGCTTCGCCCGTCCTGCAGGCAAGGCGTCGACGATCTCGAAATCCGTGCGCTGGAACATGCCACCGGAGCGCGGTGCTGGGCGCTGCTGGAACTGGCCGGCCACGGCGTAGGAGCCCATCGGCACCTTGTCGCGCTCCACGACGACACGCGGGAATCGCTCCGGGAACAGCAACTCGCCGTCGTCCGTGCGGGGATCCGAGAAGCCGATCGATGTTGTGCATCTCCGCTCTGGCTCGAATTCCATGGGCAGCATCAGGTGCTCATACCCGAGCTTCAGCGAGAGGATGGTTCCCGAGACGTCCTGCTCGTGCAGGCGCTGCATGATGACGAGGATGGCCGACTTGCCCGGGTCGTTCAGACGGGTCGGAACGGATTCCCGGAACGTGCGCACGGTTGCGTTGCGCTCAGCTTCGCTCTCGGCGCCGTCGACGCTGTGCGGGTCATCGATGATCACCCTGTCGCCGCGGCCACCTGTGAGGCGGGAGAATGGCACGCCCTGCCGGAAGCCTGTCGCGGTGTTGCTGAATGCCATCTCGCCAGCTCGGACGAGTTCGATCGGCCAGAGGGATTGAAACCACTCGGAGGTGATCAGGTCGCGCATACGGCGGTTGTCGCGCTTGGCGTAGTCTTCCGAGTAGCTGGACCCGATGATGCGGGTGGCCGGGCGGCCCATCGGGCCCCACTCCCATGCCGGCCAGAACACGCCCGCGAGCAGCGACTTCATCGTGCCAGGCGGTACGTTGATCAGCAGGCGGGTAATGTCGCCGCTCGTTATCGCTTCGAGGTGCTCGCTGATCGCATCGATGTGCCAACCGTGGATGTAGGGATTGCTCGGCTCGAGTACGTGCCACGCCTCACGGAGGAAGCCCGAAAGGGAGAGGCAGCGCTGGCGGATCGTCTCGCGGTTTTCCTGCAGTCGGCGGCGTTCGGCCTCCCGCTCGCGCTGTCTGACCAACTCGGCTTTCCGTTCGAGAAGGGCAAGCGCCTCTCGCTTCGCTTCAATCGGCCAGTTGCTGATGTCCATGCTTCTCAGCCAGTGCCGCGAGCCGAGCGTTGATCTCTTCCTCGCTCAGGTTGCGGTACTCGACGGGGCCGCCATCCTTGCCCGTGAGTTCGCTCCGAATGCGCTCGACGTACTTCTCCGGCCGGTGAGCTTTGAGCAGGATCTCCATCATGCGGTCGGACTTGTCGATTCTCGCGCGGTCCCAGGCGACCTTTTCGAGGCTGTCGATCGCCTCCTCTTCGGCGTCCTTCCAAGCCGCGGCAAACGCGGCATCGTGCTCTCGCCAGTCGTAGGCGGTCGAGCGGCCAATCTTCGCGGCCCTGCACGCCTCGGACACGTTGCAGGTATCGGCGAGTACCTTGAGGAACGTCGCGCGCGCGCGATCTGTCCGGGCTGTCTTTCGCCGCGGGGAGGGCCGGGAGGTTGGTTTCTTCGCCATGATCAGAGCCTACCGCTTGCGCCCGCGCTTCCGAACCGCCGACAGCGTCCGGCCGAGCACGAACCGCTTCGCCCGGCTTTCAGCGCGCAGTGACGGCCGAGCCGTGCCCCCGGAAACCTCACGTCGTTCAGCCCGCAATTCTTCGCCTCCAGCCTCTTCGATCCAGCGGCGAATGACGCGCCAGTTGGTGTGGTAATGTTCCTCGATTTCCTTCGACTGCCCGAGCTGCAGGAAGACCTCGCGGAAGTCGGCGGGGAGCGGTCGATATGGGCGAGTGCCGCCATCGGGCAGGAGCAGCTTTGGGGTGTCATTCAACGCCGCCTCCGGTCGCAGGAACACGTTCCCGTTCTCGCTCGGCCCTGGGGCTGTTCGGCCCGTAGACCCGCTGGATGTATTCCTGGTGTTCGCGTTTCGCGCGCTCCTCCGGCGTTTCCCGGTGCGGCGGCCCGGCGCCGCGTTTGCGGACCGCCGCTTCCATCCACGGCACGAGGTCGGACACGGACTGGGCCTGAGCATCGGCCAGCAGGGCAAGGGCTCCGGCATCGCCGCTGAGCTTGCGCCACTTTCCGAGCAAGCCCCTGGCCTGCCGTTCACCGATGCCGGTCGCGATGACGATCGCTAGCCCATCGGTCCACAATCTTTCCGACAGGCTCGGCGGTGCGCCGCCCATACCGTTAGGTATGGTCTCTAACCTCTGGCTTCTGGAACGCGCGCGTAGGCTAGAACTTTGCTCTAGCCCGGCTAAGTCGCTTTCATTGTTTTCATTACCATTTTCCGACCTTTCGGCTTTTGCACGTCCACCTTTCGAACCGTTTTCAGCGCGTTTTCGGCTCGTTTTCACTTCGTTTTCAATCTCTTTTTCCGCGCGAGAATTGGTCAAATGACCATCAACGAGGGCGAGTTTCCGCTTCGCGATGAGTGCCTCGCGGAGCGATCGCCACTTGCGGATCGAGCAGTTCATGTAGCCCGCGAGCAGCCGTTCGTTGTCGATGATCGGACCTCCGCGGTCGTAGATGAGGTCGAGCACGGTCTGGTACGCGCCGCGCTCCTCGAGGGTGAGCGGAAGCATCCCGGAAAGGGCGTCGGAGTGGTACCGCTTGTGCCAGGGCTTCGCGCTCATCCGCGCACCGCCTGAAATGCGCCATGGAACACTCCCTTGGCCGCGCCTGTCTCGCCGCCGCGGCGCTTCGGTACGATGAACTCGATCTCGCCGGTCATTCGGCTCAGGGAATCGTTCCACCCGGGCCAGTCCGGAGACATTGGATCGGGCTCGGCCTGACGGTGATAGTACTCCTGGCGCAGGAGGAAGATGACGGTATCGGCGTCCTGCTCGAGCTGGCCGCTGTCGCGCAGATCGGCAAGGACGGGGCGCTTGTCCCCGCGCCGCTCGACCTCGCGGCTTAGCTGCGCCAGCGCCATGATAGCGACGCCGTTGGCCTTAGCGATATCCTTCAACGCTGCGCTGATCTCGGAGACCTCTTCGTACTTCTTGCTCATCTGCCGGTCGGGCCGCATTCGCTGGATGTAGTCGACCACGACGAGCTCGAGCTTGTGCCCCCTGGCCTCGAAGCGGCGGATGTGGCGGCGCACCAGGCGGCTGAGGCGCCCCGGAGTGATCGAGGGCGCGTCGATGATGGTGAGGGGCATGTGGTCCAGCTCGGCAGCGGCCTTCGAGACGCGGCTGCGCTGCCATTCGTTGAGCTCGTTGTCGCGGATCGCGCCGTAGGGCACCCGGCCTTCGCCGCAGGGGCCGTAGCACATGTCGGCCGCAGCCCTGCCGCCGAGCTCCTCGCCGCTCATTTCCAGGCTCACGAACAGGACGCCGTGACCGGCACGAGCCGCGCCGATCGAGTACGACATGCTGAGCGCGGTCTTACCCATGCCGGGACGAGCCGCGACGAGCACGAAATGCTTGGGCCGCAAGGAGCCGGCGATCTGGTCAAACGACGGGATCCTGCCGCCGCTGCTCGTTCCGCCGGCGCCGTCGATCACGCTGCGCATGTGCGCCTCCACGCACTCGCCAGCGGTCATCTCGACTAGCCCGTCTTCAGGGCCCTCGGCGACAGCACCGGTCACGAGATCGGCGACAGCGGCCAGGGCAACGTTCTCGTCCTGGCAGGCCTCCAGCGCCTCCCCGAGTTTGCCCATGATTGTACGGCGCCGAGAGAGGTCGCGGATATGCTGTGCCAGGCTGCCTGGCGCCAACATGCCCTGTCCGTCCGCGGTGAGGCGCATCAGGTAGCTGGGGCCGCCCACAGCCACCATGTCCTCATCGTCCGCGAAACGCCCCTTCAAGGTCACGGGGGACGCCGTACGGCCCGCCATGACCTCGTGCAGCGCGGTCTCGTAGATGCGCTGGTGCAGCGGCTCATGGAAATCCGCCGGCGAAAGCACGTCAGCGACGAAGTCGAACAGGCCGTTCTCGCTCAGCACCGCTCCGAGCAGCGAAGCCTCCGCCTCGATGTTGGCTGGCACCGGCCGCTTCGTGCCGGCCGGCCTCTCGCGCAGGGGGACTATCTCGCCGCTCATTTGTCAGTCTCGAATTCGTAAAGGATCTTGAACCTCGCGAAGGCGGTATCGCGCAGCGCCTGCCAGTAGGGGTTGCGCTTGAGTGCAGGCCTGAGGCTCTCCGCGCGGACCAGTGCGGCGTGTGCGTCGAAGGCCTCGCTCGCCATGCGCTGCAGATCGGCGCTCTTTGGGCTGGCGGCGCGGCGGCTCACGGGGCGAACCTTTCCGGATGCGCGGTTTGCAGGGCGCAGAGGAAGCGCAGGCTGGCCGCTTCGGCGCGATCGGACGCATCCATGGGGTTGAAGCCCTCGTGGGGCCTGTAAGGCTCCGGGTCGGGCGCGGAACGGGCTCTGAGGATCGACTGGCGCATGTCGCGGATCGAGCTGGTGCTCGGTGCCTGGTCGAACTCCGAGAGGACGAGACGGCGGACCTTGCGGGGGCAATCGATGTAGCTCGCGAGCACGCGCGCCATTGCGCCCGGGCCGCGGTGGCGCATTTCGGGGAGATCGGCGCTCATCGAGCCTGCGCCCCCAGATCGGCCTTGATGTTGGACCAGGTGCGCGCGGTCTCGCCCTTGGACCAACCGAGGTACTTCCCGGCTGCGTGGATGGCCGACCCGTTCGCCACCATCTCGGCGAGGCTGCCCTTCCTGCGGTTCATCAGCGCCTTGGCGCGATTGCTGGCTTGGTGGAGACGACCGGGCATCAGGCCGCCACGCTTGCTTGCTCGCGCCGATCCAGCGTGCGCAGCCGTAGAAGATTCCGCTCGATCTGCCGCGCGAGCTTCCGGGGCATCAGCTGCCCGCAGACCCGCACCGGGTCGCGAAACGGCGTCTCAAGCGCCACCTGCACGCTCGCCAGCATCATGCGGTCGGCGGGGTCGATCATGCCGAGGCCTTCCCGAGCGGGGCCCGCAGCACTTCATCGGCGCGCCAGGGCGGCGTGATGTGCTCGTGGAAGTCGAGCGAGAAATCGAGGATGCCGATCGCATCCGCTTCGTCGTAGTAGCGCGGCGAGAACCCGAGCTGCTCGCAGCGGTCCTTGGTCAGAGCCTTGAGCTTGTCGCGCGCAGATCCCTTGCCAGTGACCTTCCGCTTGGCTCGCGCCGCGGCCTGAGCATCCTTGACCAGGTCGGCGCTGACGAAGTCCTTCCGCCAGGCAGAGACGTTGATCGCGAAGGCCCGGCACCGCATCGCTTCGGCGAAGGATTCCACATGCGCGGCGAGGCCGGCCGCGAGCGACAAGGCTCGCAGGTTCGTGTTGCCGTTGAGGTTCGCCGGTAGGATCGCCTGCTCGTAATAGATAACCTCGAAACCGATCGCCTGGTGCAGGCCGGCCATTTCAGCATGCAGGCGGGCGAATACGCCCCCGTCCGTCGTGTACTCGCTGCCAAGCACGACGCTGCCGTAGCGGGGCGCGGTCCAGCCGCGATGCCAGATCGCCCAGCCTGTGCGGCTCTTCGCGAGATCCAGCGCTAGGATTTTCATGGGGCGACCCTTCCGAGTGAAGCTATCGTCGGGGCGGGCAATGTGCATTTCGCGCACATTGCTCCGCCCTCCCGGAGCCTCACTCCGCGGCTTCCGCCTGCTCGTCGGCGGGATCGATCGGATCGGCCGGCTTCATCGAAGAGACCGTGGGTTTGCGCAGTTGCTGCGCAGCGAGCTCTTCCTCGTCCGCCTCGTTAAAACCGTCTTCACCGGAATCGGCCAGGTCAGTTTCCGAGCCGTCGCTCGGCACGCCCATCTGCAGCGTCGCGAGCTGCGGCCGCTTGCGTTCGCCGAACGGGATGACCGAGCCGCCATCCTCGCCCTGCGCCATCGTGACGAGGTCGCTCGGCAGGTGCAGCTTGAGCTCTTCAAGGCCGGAGTGAAACGCCAGCAGGAAGTGATCGCGCTTGGCGTCCTCCATGCCGTCGAGGGTCATCAGGAAATCGAGCACCTTGCGTGGGAAGTGGCAGGTGTCCTTGATGCGCTTGTAAGGGTCGGAGAGGTCGCCCTTGATCGTCGCCATGTGGGCGTTCTTCGGGGCGATCTCGTCGCGGTAGATTTTGAGCGCGCCCTTCGCGTCGGGGCGCTTGTACTCACCTTCAATGCCGGCGCCTTCGCCGTCATCAATCTTCATTGCTGATGCCATGATGTTGGTCCTTCTTCAGAGTTGTACGCGGGAGAGGATTCGCCGGCGGGTTGAGGCGACAAGGCGGGCGCCCCCGTCAGGTCCGGCGTCCGAGGGAAACTTGAACCTCATCCTCTCACTGTCGCCGCCGCGCCGGCGCCTGAGCCTGAGCCATTCGTATGGAAGCGAGCCCGATTGGCCGCTTGAGCCTTGGCGAGCGCCGTCTGCCGCTGCGCCTTCACGCGCCTGCCAAGCTCCGCGTCGTCCTTGAGGGACATGATCTCCGCCTGGGCCCGGCCGAGCTTTCGCTCGGTGTCGGTCAGCTCGAGGCGCAAATCGCTGTTTCGGTCGCTGGTCTGGACAAGCTCGCCGGTCAGGTCGCTGACATGCTGGTCGGTGGCGATGATCCGCCGGTCCTTGGCAGCGATGATGTCGCGGTACTTCTGCCGCACGTTACCGACGATCAGCTTGTGCGTGCCGTAGCCGACGCCGAATCCGGCAAGGGCGCATACTGTTGCAGTGATCAGGTCCATCGCATCCTCCATGGTCAGTCCTTCAACCGGACTTCGTCGCGCCGCTGGCGCAGGTAGGCGGCGGTCTTGAGGATCGCCTCGATCGCGCCAGCTTTCTCGAGCTTGCGCACGTCGTCGTCGCAGCACTCGCCATCGCCGAGCAGCTGGATGAGCAGGGGAAGGGTGCTCGCGACCTCGAAGGGCACCTTGGCAACGTCGACCACGACCGCCGTCAGGTGGACCGCCTTCATCCGGACGAGCGCAAGGGCAGTATTCAGTCCCTCGGGCCCGAAGCGCCGGCCAAGCTTGAGCCAGTTCGAGAGCGAGACCTCGTGCTTCTTGTTGGTAGCGTTGTTGACGGTGCCGGCCGAAACGTCCCACTCGTCCGCCATCTCCTGGTCGGACCAGCCGTTGCGGCATGCCGACACCGTTGACGACACTGCCTGCAGCACAGCACTTTGTTTGAGCTGGGGCAGATCGCCCAACCCGTTATCGACCGACACGGCTATCTCCGGTGGCGTGGGAAAGTGGAAACTCAGAAGCCGCGGGGGCATCGGACGGGGGGACGCTACCCCCGCGGCTAACCGCGCCGGGGGTGGGCGCGGGATTCGTAAGTGGGGGAACGATGCCGAGGTATTCGACATCGGTATGGGCGCAGATCGATTGGCTGCAGGCTGCGCAGCTGGCGGCCGGATCGAGCGCGGCGCGCCAACTTCCGGCGTCGGACCCGTCGCCGACGAAGGTCTCCCCCGGATCGCTCATGCGGCGTCTGCCTCGGCGCCCGCGCTGCCGCCATCGGTGAGCAGCTCCGCTAGGTTGTCTGGCAGCGTCTTGCCTTCGGTCTTCGCGACCAAGCGAAGGTGCGCCATTCGCGATGAAGGGATACCAATCGACCGCCAACTATGGACAGTCGACACGGGTGCCTCGATCAGCTTCGCGACGGCAGAAGTTCCGCCCAAGTGATCAATAACGGCATCGGCTATGGTTTGCATGCGTCACAATATGCGATAATCGGAAGCTCATCGCAAGCTCAAACTTCCGATATTCGCGATTGCGATATTCGCAGAGCGGTGCGCAATCCGCGTATGGGCGAGATCAAAACCACACAGCCTGAGGCGATCGAGATACTTTCGCGTCTCGAAACCCTCGATCTCACCCAGCGTGAGTTGGCGGGCGCGCTCGACCTGAGCGAAAACAAGGTCTCCAAGATCCGCGCTGGTGAGCGGCAAATGAAGGCGGGCGAAGTCGATAAGGCTCGCGAGTGGCTCGATGAGGTAGAGCGCCGTGGGGGCTTTGTAGAAAAACCGGACATCCCTGAGGCATCGCCTGGTCGCGACTATTTGCCCGTGGAAATCCTGCCCTCTTACGCGGGCATGGGAGGCGGTGGCACCGGTGAGGGTGACATCGAGCACGCCTTGTTACCACGTCGCCTGATCGAAGATGAGCTACACGCCCAGCCAGCTGACCTCCTGATGATCGAAGCGCGTGGCGGGAGCATGGAGCCGGATTTCCAGCACGGCGACCAGATCCTGATAGACAAGCGCGACCGCAATCCGGTTCAGCCGGGTGCTTTCGCCCTCTGGGACGGCGACGGTTACGTGGTAAAGTTCGTGGAGCGCGTACCACGCCAGGCGGGCCGCTATCGGATATTCTCGGCCGACACGCGGCTTTCTTCCTTCGAAGTCGAGGCCGACGAAATCACTATCATGGGGAGGCCAGTATGGTTCGGTCGGCGGTTATAGCCATGGCGTTGGTCGTTGCCGGATGCGGCAGCTCCCCAGAACAAGAGCGAGAGGACACGGAGCGCGATGCCCGGGTCAACGCCCGCGTGGCGATAACGGGACTATTGCGAGATCCCGATTCTGCCGAGTTCGGCAACATGCAGGTGCACGAGTTCGAAGGGCGAACCGTGGTTTGCGGTAGGGTCAATTCTCGAAATGGGTTCGGCGGCATGACGGGCCCTCAACGATTCGTGACCGACGGCGGCACTGCGACAATCCTCGAGGAGACAGCAGCGACTCCTGAAGACTTCGATTTGGTGTGGGCGACCACCTGCTGACAAAAATCCGATATTCGCAACTTTGAGCTTGCGGTACTTCCGATAATCGCATAGTCCGGTCTCCAGCAAGGAGATCGGCTCATGCCTCACAACGCAGCTTCAACGACAGCCGATCGGGACATCGTCCACGGCTACATCATCGTCAGCGAGCGGCGTGGCATCCCGCAACACGGCTCCTGGTACTACGCCCGCAAAGATGATGCTGAGGCCGACGCCGCGGTTTACGCCAAGGAAGCGCCGAAGACCTACGAGGGCGACCCCCGCGGCGTACCGAGCTTTTCGGTTGAGTGGGTCAGCACATCCCGCTTCTGCCTTCGCGAAGGCCAGCGCTTCCCCCGCGGCACAACGAGACGGCTCGAAGAGGAACGCGAGGCCGAGTTCCTCGTCATCCGCGACCACATGTCGTTTCACAAGGCGCTGCGGCAGGTCCGGCAGCGCAGGGCTCTCGCGGCAAGGGCTGCGGCATGAGCGGCCAGCAGATCCGCGGGGCCTACGCCTCGAAGCTTCCGAACGCCGAGAGCTGGCAGGCATGGCGGGTCGGCGAGCGTGAGAGCGATGCCGCCACCCTTGATGCGCCCACGACGCTGGACGAAGCGATCGCCCAGGCGATGGCCACCATGTGCTGGCACCCGGGCGACACGCTGGCGGTGCTCTACACCCACACCGGCTTGAGCAAGCGCACGCTCTGGCTCCACACGATCCGCAGCAGCACGAAGCGCTACAGCTGGCGGCAAGCCACGGACGGCGGACGGCCGGTCAAGGTCGCCGCGCTTGAGCCGAAGCTGATCCTGCAGACCGAGGTCGCGGCCTTCGCGCCGATCGAGCGGTTCGATGCCTTCCGGCACGATCCGGCCGGCGTAGACCTCCATTTGGTGGAGCAGCGCTGATGCGCGCCGCCCTCAGCCTCCTCGCCGGCATCGCGCTCGGGCTTGTTGCCTTCGCCACCGCTCAGAGCATCGCAACCGCGGATTGGGTCACCGCCGTCCCACTCGCGCTCATCCTCACCACAGGGATCGTGTTGATTGCCCCCCGCGATCGCGATCCCTCTGCTGCGGCAGACCCATCCACACGCCGCGCGGCCGTAGACGCGCGGGCAGGGGGGCGCCGCTCGTGACGATCGAGAAGGAAGCCCCCGGCCTCTGGTTCGCGACCTGCGACGAATGCGGCGAGCGGATCGAACTGGATACCGATCCCGATGACCCGTTCACCGAAGCTGTCGCGGAAGTGAAGGCGAAGGGCTGGCGCATATGCCCGCCCGAGACAGTGAAATACCAGGAAGGGCGCAGCTTCAAGAAGGGGCTGCGCGTCACCTATTGGACGCACACCTGCGGAGACTGTCGGTGAGCCGGCCGCCCGTCACCTATGCCGATGTGGCGCAGACGATGCGCCGGGTGTTTGCCGGCACGGACGTCAGCCAGCCAGTGGCGGGGTTCTACCGCTTCCGTCTTCGCAGCGGCGGGATCCGAGGCGTTGTGCGCATTCACTACGGCCCGCCGTGCGACCCGCTGACCGGCGAAGAGCTCGACCGCTCGCATCGCTGGATGGCGCACTTCAACGGCGAGTTGATCGAGTTCGATCGTGCATGGCCGCAGTGCTGCGGAGAACCGGTCGACGAAGCCGAATATCGCATCGCGTGCGGACGCCAGGAGTGGGCCCGGAAGCACGCGCCCGACAGCAGTTACGCGGATCCGCGCAAGCGCCGTGACCCGCTCGATCCATCTGAGCCGCTGCCGTTCTGATGCGTAAGATATTGCCTCGCCGCCGCTTCAACTGCGCTCAGTGCGGCACGGAAAACACCGTGCATGGCTCGCGCCTCAGCGCGAAGTTCTGCGACCTACTTTGTCGGCGCGCCTGGTTCGGCGACGTAATGCGGCACGTAGACCGCAGTGGCAGCCCAAAAGCATGCTGGGCTTGGCTCGGCTGCGATGATGGCCGGGGCAAGTACGGTCGCACGGGAATTGGCGGGCCTCGCGGCGCCCACGTAGCAGTCTACGAGCGCTTGGTTGGACCAATCCCGGAAGGGAAAGAGATCGACCATCTCTGCCGCAATCCCCGATGCGTGAACCCCGCGCATTTGGAGCCGGTGACGCGCCGGGAAAACGTGCTCCGTCAACCGAAAGTAATCGCTGCAAGATCGGCCACGCATTGTTGTCACGGCCACGAGTTCACGCCGGAAAATACCTACCACCATCCGACCCAAAGCTCCCGGATTTGCCGGGCGTGCACCCTCGCGGCTGTTCGCCGCTATCAGGAAAGGAAATCTGGCCATGGCCACGAAACCCGTATTTGATGATGTGAAGCCCTGGCCCGGTGAGAACCCGGCCAGCGCGCCGGCACCGCGCGACCACAACCGTCCGCCGCCCGAGGAAGTGATCCCTGCGGAGTTCCGCGAAGCGCTCATTTCTGAGCGCGCGGACTTCCTCACTTTGCTCGATCAGCTTCTCGGCAAGGGGGACCCGGACAGCGAAGACTATGTGCAAGGTTCGGTCGATCGCGCGAAATGCGCCGACGAGACGACGCTCGGTCTCTGCGGCGAACTGGTGAAGCGCCTGCGCGCTTGCGAGCAGCTCGTCTCCAAAGTCCATCAGGACGTGAAGGCGCCTTACCTGCTGGCGGGCCGGCTCTGCGACGCGGAGAAGAACGCGCTGCACGGTCGGATCATCGCCGGCAAGTCGCGCATCGAGGCGTTGCAGCAGGATTACCTGCGTGAGCAGCGCCGTAAGGAGCAGCTGGCCGAGGCTGAGCGCCAGGCCGAGTTCCGCCGCCAGGAAGCGGAGCGCCAGCGGCTCGCGGAGCTTGCCCGCGAGAACAACATCGACCCCGTCGTGATCCCTGAAGCTGCGCCCCCTCCGCCACCGGTTCAGCGCGCCGAGCCGGTCCGCAGCGATGGTGGGGCCACCGTCTCGCGGCTCACCGAATGGAAGAGCCAGGTTGAGGACTACCGGCTCGCGTTCACCAGCGTGAAGGACGACGCGAAGGTCCGCGAAGCGATCGACGCCGCGGTCCAGCGGCTCGTGAAGGCGACCAAGGGCCAGAAGCCCATGAAGGGCGTCCGGATCTACGAGGACGTGAAAGCCTCCAACCGCTGAATTCCCCCGAGAGAAAGGAACTCCCGATGCCTGACCGAAAGTTTGTCGCCTGCAAGTTCCGCAGCACCGACACCCGCAGCTTCACTTACCACCACGACGGCGAAGAGCCGCTCGCCATCGGCGACATGGTCAAGGTGCCCGACGCCCGCAGCGATGGCTGGAAACGCGTCGAGGTCGTCTCGATCGGCGATGAAGCGCCGCCGTTCCCGACCAAGGCCATCGTCGGGAAGATCGAACCGGAGCCCGCCGAGGATGCCGCACTCTTACCCGACGGCGCGGCCGAGCAGTGATCCGCTCGACACTCGAAATGCCTTCTGAGGACATCCGACATGACGAACATCACTTTCAACAACGACTACGGCTATTCGCCGGGTTCGCCACGCTGGTTCGTGAGGCGCGCTGATCAGGGCGACATCTTCCAGTTGGCCACGCGCGAAATCGCCGAAGCGGAGGCGGCAAAGATGGCCGCTGCTCATCCCGGCACCGAATTCGACGTACTCGCCGTAACGGCGACCATCCGGACGTCGCCCGACGTTGTGGGCCAGCGCTTCGACCCGAAGCGAGCGCCGGCGCCCGAACCCACTCCCGAATTCGCCGAAGTCGAGCCGCCTGCCGCGCCGCAGCCGGCCGCCGAAGAGGAACAGCCGCTATGAACGCTCAGTCCAATGCGATCGCCACTCGCAGCGATACCCCGATCGACAAGCTGAAGACGAACCTCTCCAGCCGCGCCGACGAGTTCAAGGTCGCGCTGCCGGCGCACATCAGCTTCGACAAGTTCCAGCGCACGATCGCCACCGCGGCGATGAGCAATGCGCAGCTGCTCGAATGCGATCGGCGCTCCCTGTTGCTCGCGGCGATGAAGCTCGCGCAGGACGGCTTGCTGCCCGATGGGCGAGAGGCCGCGCTGGTGCCGTTCAAGCGCAGCTTCAAGGACGGCAACGAGTGGAAAGCCGTGTGGGAAGTGCAGCCGATGCCGATGGCATGGGGTCTGCGAAAGAAGATCCTGCAGTCCGGCATGGTCGTCAGTCTCGAGACGGGGCTGGTCTACCGGGCCGAGGTCGAAAGCGGCCACTTCATTTACGAGATCGGCATGGATCCGCCGATCCGCCACCGGCCCAACCTGGCGCTCTCCGACGAGGAAATGGGCGACGAGAATATCGTCGCCGCCTACTCGATCGCGCGCATCAAGAGTGAGCACGGCAATCCCTACTGGTCGGTCGAGGTCATGCGCCGCGCCGAGATCAACAAGGTGCGCGAAGCCTCGCAGACCGGCGCCACGAAGGATCGCAATGGCAAGCCGCGCAATCCGAAGGGACCGTGGGTCGACTGGTTCGGCGAAATGGCACGCAAAACTGTGCTCCGCCGTCACTCGAAGGTGCTGCCGATGAGCGGCGATGTTCTCGACGCATTCGAGCGCGAGGACGAGCACCTGGCCGCCGAAGGGACCGCTCGCTTGCTGGCTACCGAAGAAGCCGAACCTCTGCGCCTGCCGGACAGGGACGAACTCGACCAGGAGAACGGCGAGGTTGTCGACCAGGAGACGGGTGAGATCACCACGGACAGCCGCGGCATGTCGGAGGTGGATGAAGAGACCGCACGTGCGCTGGACGCCGGGGCTGCCGATGAAACCGATGGCAACACCGGTGAAAGCGAGGACGCGGCAGAGGAGCTGTCACCCTCCGAGAAGGCGCTGCGAGAGATCCGCGGCGGAATCGAGGCGGCCAAGAACCTGTCGTATCTCAAGAAGGTGGACGAGAGCTGGGTGAAGGCCCGCGCCGCGTACGATGAGGCGACGGCCAAGGAGATCGATGACCTGATCACCGCGAAGCGCAAGGCGCTCTCCGCCGATGGGGAGGGCTGAGCGTGGCCGAGCGCCTAATTCCCGGTCGAACGGAAGAGTTCGAGCAGTCTCGTGGCGAAGCGGTGGCGCTCGGCAATCAGACTATCGTCACTCCGCGGGGTGACGTGCTGACCACCGATGCCCCCGGCTACATGACCATGCTGGTCGATCATCGAGAGGCTGAACGGCGGCGTATCGCTTTCATGCTCTACAACCCCGGACCGTCGTCTCGCACGCCGGGCACTGGGATGATCGCCCAAATGACTGCGGCCGAAGCACGAACGATCGCAGCGTCACTACTTCGCCTGGCTGACCGCCTTGGGCAGGGGAAGGCGAACTGATGGCCAGCGCTGGACAGATGATCGCATGGCGCGTGCCAGTTCTCCGCGGGATCGACCCGGCGCTTCGTCGGGCGAGGCTCCTCGCAGCTCGCGGCTACAAGCCCGGCACCATTCCCCGGCATGCCATCCTCGGCGGCTTCTGGGACGGCGGACATATCGTGCGCCGGCACCGGGAGGCCTCGTGATGGTCGACTATCTCGAGCATTCGCATCGGATGGGCCGCATCAAGGAGGCCGAAGAGGCGGGGCAGGTCGCGGACAGCATGGAGGTTCGCCTGCAGATCGTGGCTCGCATCAAGGCTGGCGAGATCAGCCTGCAAGAAGGCCAGGCCGAACTGCGGCGCATTCAACGGCAGGCAGCGACGCGGGGACAATCCACCCGCTCACAGATTTACAGCGGGCACGCGTGATGTGCCCTGGCACCGCAACCTCGGCGAACTTCCTCCGCACGCGAAGGGAAAGCGCGTCCGTGTCCGGCTTCGAAACGGCAAGTGCCCACCCGAAAGCTGGGCCGCTGACGGCCGCAGCGCGTGCCGCTGGACGCTCACGAACGACGACTGGGACATCTTGGAATGGGAGTTCGCAGGGTGAATGAACATCAACGCCTCGGCGACGGGGTCTCGCATTGCGGGAAGCAAGTCCTGCTCCATGGCAAGCACCTGGCAGACGCGGTGAACGAGAGCGCGGCGAAGTGGATCGCAGAGGCTCTTGCGCTGCAGTCGACGCGGTGGCGCGAGCCGGCGCGGATCCGCGACAGCTTCGCTCGCGGCGTCCTCTGCGGTGCTCCGATCAGCGCTGCTCTCTGGCTGCTCGTCCTCTGGCTCTTGGAGTCTCTGTCGTGAAGAAGCTCTCACGCAATGCGCCTCGCGTGAACGCGATCATCCACACCAGCCGACCGTTTCACTCGGTCAATGGTGAGGGCCGAACGATGCACCCGACCGAGCGCTTCCGCCGCCATGGGCGCGTGCAGCCGATGCCGGAAGAGCCGGGCTTCTTCGCCAGGCTGTTCGGGAGGGCGCGGTGATGGGCAGTCAGGCCGGAGCCTCCAAGACTGCCGCCAAGCGCGTTGGCCTTCCTCCGAGTCAGTATCGGAAGCAGGTCGAGGCAGGCCAGAAGTGGTGCACCGGATGCAAGGCTTGGCACGAGGTATCCCAATTCCCGCGCGACCGCACGCGCGGCGATGGACGGCGGGCAAGATGCACTCGCGCCGACCGCGGGAAGTCACGAACACCCCGCGATCCAGCGAAAGAACGTGCGCGTCACGTTGTTGGTTACGCTGTTCGCAAAGGGCGCTTGGCTCGGCCCGACACACTGCCGTGCACTGACTGCGACCACACGGGCGCGGATAAGCGGCACGAATACGATCATCACCAAGGCTACTCGGAGCCGTGCTGGCTGGTCGTGGAGGCGGTCTGCACCACCTGTCACGCCGATCGTGAAATCCGAAGGAGAGCAGATCGTGGCTGACCGCACAAAAATAGAGTGGAGCGACGCAACCGCCAACGTGATCAACGGCTGCTCGCTGGAATCGCCGGGCTGCACGAACTGCTACGCGATGAAGCAGGCGCACCGTTTCCCGGTCCGGCAGGGCCTCACCAAGAAGACGAAGGGCGGCATGGTCTGGACCGGCGAGGTCCGCTTCCACGAACCCGCGCTGCTCAAGGTGCTGTCCTGGCGCCGGCCGCGCATGATCTTCTGGAACGCGCACGGCGATATGTTCCACCCGGACGTGCCGGAAGAGTGGATCGCGCGATGCTTCGACGTAATGGCGCGGACGCCGCAGCACATTCACCAAGTGCTGACCAAGCGCAGCGCTCGGATGCGCGAAGTTCTCTCCGGCCCGAAGAACCATCGCCTCTGGCATCCGAAGCTCTGGCACCGGTCAGTCCTCCCGAACGTCTGGCTCGGCGTCTCGGTCGAGGACCAGCAGCGCGCCGATGAGCGCGTTCCAGATCTGCTCGCCACGCCTGCCGCGGTGCGGTGGCTGTCCTGCGAGCCGCTGCTTGGGCCTGTGGATCTGACCACTGTCCGGATGCAGACGAGCCACCACCTCGGTTTCGATGCACTAGAGGGAAAGCGGATCCACAAGGAAGACGGCGACCAGCGCACCGCTGGCACTCGCCTCGACTGGATCGTCGCCGGAGGCGAGAGCGGTCCCGGTTCGCGGCCGTGCCACCCCGACTGGGCAAGGTCTCTCCGCGATCAGTGCGCGGCGGCCGACATCCCCTACTTCTGGAAGCAATGGGGTGAATGGCTTCCATTCGATCAGGTCCGCTCGAATGAGCAGCGGGACGCGGTCAGCCGCACGACTATTGAGGCGAGCAAGAAGGGAAACGGAAAGCAGACGGTCTTTGGTGCGTGGAGCAATGGGCACAAGTTCTACGGCACACCCGGCATCCGGCCCGTCCAGATAAACGCAGTGGGCAAAAAGCTCGCCGGGCGCTTACTCGATGGCAAACTGCACGAAGGGATGCCGGTCCAATGAGCGGCGAAGGCATCCTCTCCGCCCCTCGCTGGCCCGCTTCCCGCAGCGGCTACGACATCTGCGAATGCGGCGACTACCGCCGCGACCACGAAGGCGGCACCGGGGCGTGCACGTTCCCGCCTGACCAAGTCGCGGGGCACGAGCCTTGCCGGCGCTTCCAGCTGCAGCTGCGGTCGAAGGCGGGAGGGGCACATGGTTGATCGTCCGCAGCGCATCCAGCTTTCACGCAGGAAGGGCTGGCGAATGCCGCCGAACACCGTGAGCGTGGCGCGGCCTGGTCCGTTCGGAAACCCCTACGTCGTCGGGAAGGACGGCACGGCAGCGGAATGCGTCGAACTCTACAAGCGCCTGCTGTGCGGCTACCTTTGCCTCACCAGCAAGGCCACAATCGCCGCTCAGCGGTGGGCGCTGGACAATGCAGCCGTTCGCATCTCCGAACTCAGCGGCAAGAACCTCGCCTGCTGGTGCCGCGCTGGTCATCCCTGCCATGCCGACGTGCTGCTCGAACTAGCTATTGATCGCTTGGACGTGCGCCACGGCAACATCGACAGGATCGGCGAATGAGCCAGAACCGCTCCTCAGCCGTGATGCAGCAGCGCAGCGAGCCGCACGACAGCCTCGACGACTTCCCGACGCCGCCCTGGGCAACGCGGGCGCTGTGCGAGTGGCTGCAGCAGAACGTCGACCAAGGGCTTGCCGACCGCACGTGCCGCGAACCAGCGGCCAACCGCGGACATATGGTGTCACCGCTGCGCGAGTATTTTGCCAGTGTCGACGCCAGCGACGTTCACGATTACGGCGCCGGCTTCCGGACGCTCGATTATCTTTTCCCTGGCGGCATGGCGGAAGTCGATTGGACCATCACGAACCCGCCTTTCCGCCTGGCTGAGCAGTTCATCGAGCGCGCCGCCGCCACCAGCCGCCACGGCTTCGCCATGATCGTGCGCGCAGCCTTCTTGGAAGGGCAGGATCGCTATCGTAAGATCTTCGCGGTGAACCCGCCGGCTTACGTGCTGCCGCTTTCCGAACGCTGCGGGATGTTCAAGGGGCGCCTCCTTCAGCTCGGGACGAAATATCTTGACCGAGATGGTAAGGAGCGGAGCGCCGCTACCGCGACGGCTTATGTCTGGTTGGTGTGGGTCCACGGCGAGAATGACTCTCGCGTCCGTTGGATCGCACCGTGTCGCAAGCGGCTCGAGCGGCCCGAAGATTACCCGGGGGAAGCATGAACGCTCACGCCACTTTCTCGGGCTCAGCCATCCTCGACACCGGCCGCTCCCCCACCGAATGGGTGGAGATACTCGCCGGCCGCGGCATCGAAGTGTCCGAACGCACCCTGCGCGAGCGGGCAAATCGTCTGAAGGCTTGCCATCGCCTCGGCCGAGCGATGATCATCACCCCGGAACAGATGGATACGATTCTCGAAGGGGGAGACGAATGCCGCTCGAACCATACCTCAGAGGCTCAACCTGGTGGGCCAAGGGCCGCGTCGAGTACCTCGGCGCCGCGATCACTGAGTACTACCGATGCAGCACTGGCGCATCTGACGAATCTGGCGCGCGGGCGTGGTGCCGCGACGAAGAAGAGCGGCGGGTCCGTCGTCACCTTCTCGGGGACGAGAAGGCGCTCACCTTCGCGGAAGCCGTGATGCTCTACGAGCCCGACTCCAAGACCGCGGCGTACCTCATCCCGATCACCGCAAAGATAGGCTCTCAGCTGGTCAGGGACATCACCCCCAAGGTGATTCGCGACCTCGGCGCCGAACTCTATCCCGACGCTTCGACGGACACCTGGATCCGCCACGTCGTCAGCCCCGCTCGAGCGGTGATCAACAATGCCCACGATCTCGGCAAATGCCCGCCGATTCGGATCAAGGGCTACAGCCGCGAGGAGCGCGTGCTGCAGGATCGCAAGCGGGGCAAGCGCAGCCGCGTGAAGAAGCAGCCCGGTTCATGGGAGTGGCTGCTCAAGTTCCGGGCGCATGCCGATCGCCGGCACGCCGCGCTCGCCCTCACGATGTTCGTCACGGGCGCCCGAATCAGTCAGGCCATCGAGATGCACCCGGGCAAGCATTGCGACCTGCAGAACGGGCGCATCTGCATCCCGGGCGCAAAGGGGCACGACGACCGCTGGCTGGATATACCGCCCGAACTGGTCACCGAGCTTGCGAACCTGCCGCCGCTCTATCCTCGGGGATGGGCGCGCAAAAAGGAGAACCTGCGCCTGTTCGGGTTCGCCGACCGATCGAGCCCCCGGAAGGGTTGGGCGAAAGCATGCAAGGAGGCGGGTATCCCGCTCATCCCGTTCCACGCTGCCGGTCGTCATGGCTTCGGCCAGGAGATGAACGTGCGCCAGCCGATCGACGAGAAGGCGGCCGGCGAGTTCGGGGGCTGGGCCGATACCGGCCTGATGCGCCGCACCTATACCCATGCCGAGAACACGTCGGGCAAGGTCCACCAGGCGTTTTACGCCGGACTGCGAGTCGCGGAGCAGGAAACCGGGCTTACGATCGAGAGGAAGAGCGCGTGA